CACCGAGCTCGGTGCTGCCGCCGCCGTCGGAAGCGCAGGCCCTGTCGGTGCCCGCGTTCTGGCGGGGCTGCGCCTACGTCTGCGGAACCGTCGGGATGCTGCCCCGCAACGTGTACCGCGGCACCGACCTGGTCGACCCGCAGCCGTCGGTGATCGTGCAACCGGACCCGGACCAGACCCCGATGGCGTACTGGGCGGGGCAGGCCGAATCGCTGGTGTTGTACGGCAACGGGATCAACATCATCACGCAGACCGACCGGACCGGCTGGCCGGTCACCGTCAAACCGGTTCATCCGACGTTGGCGGCGGTCCGGTTCACCGGCAACCCGATGGCGCCGACGATCGCGGCCTGGTACGTCGCGGGGCAGCTGTATGACCCCAGCGAGATCTGGCACATCAAGTCCCACCTCGGGCGGGCCGGCTGGCCGCTGGGGCGGGGGCTGATCGACACCAACGGCGACGCGATCGCCCTCGGGCTGGCGTTGCAGACCTACGGCGCGTCCTACTTCCAGTCCGGTGGGATGCCGACCGGGGTGTTGAAGGTGCACCGGCCGGAGGTCACCCAGGCCCAGGCCGATGAGGCGAAATCGTCGTGGATCGCGAAGTACGCCGGCGCCCCGTCGGTGGCGGTCCTGAACGAGCTGACCGATTTCACCCCGGTGGCGTTCAAACCGGTCGATTCGCAGATGATCGAGTCGCGGCAGTATGACCTGATCAACACCGCGCTGTTGTTCGGGATCCCGCCGTCGAAGCTCGGCGCGAGCGTGGGTGGCGGCACCTACCGCAACGCCGAGATGGAAGAAGTCCAGGCCCGTAACGACGCGGTCGCGCCGTGGACGTCGCTGCTCGAGGAAGCCGCGTCGTTGGAGCTGGTGCCCCGCGGGCAGAACGTGCAATGGGACCTGGCGGCGGTGCTGCGGACCGACACCCTGTCGCAGTACCAGGCGTACAACCTGGCCCTCGGTGGTCCCGGGCCGGCGTCGCAGTGGCTGCTGATCGATGAGATCCGGGCGCGGGAGAACCTCGACCCGATGGCGATCGTCGCCGATGAGTTCAACGCCGAGGTGAAGGCGGCCGGGGTCAAGCCGATGACCGGGCAGCCGTTAACCCCGATGCCGGAGGCGTTGGCGCCGGCGCCGAAGCCGCCGCCGGTCCCGAAGCCGCCGGCCCCCGCCGCGGCCGGAGTCCCCCCGGTCGCCAGCCCCGGCGGCGGGCCGGTGACCGCGAACCAGACACCCGGGCAGAACCCGCCGGCGCAGCCGTCGATGCCCGCCACCCCGCTGGCCACCCCCGCGGGGGCCAACGGCAAGAGGAGCTGACCCATGCCCGACCTCGAGCCCCTGTACGCCCTGCGGTCGCAGTGGTCGGCCGCGCAGATCAACGACCTACCCGACTCGGCGTTCCTGCTGATCCTGCCGGGCGGCACCAAGACCAACGGCAAGACCGACGGCGCCCATCGGATGTTTCCGGTCCGCGGCCCGGACGGCAAACTCGACTCCCCGCACCTGGCGAACGCGTTGGCGCGGATCCCGCAGGCGTCGAGTCTGACCGCTGATCAGCGGGCCGCGGCGATGACCAAGGCCAAGGCGCTGGCCGCCGGGACCGACATGTCCGGGCCGAAAGGCAGCTACACCGGTACGGCCGGGTCGGGCCGCTCGGTGCCGGCCGACGCGCTGGGGCTGCAGACCCGGACGTTTTCGCTGGTGATGGAGCTGCGGGCCGACGGCGACGGCCGCACCCTGTACGGCCGGGCGGTGCCCTACAACGTGATCGGCCAGGTCGGCAACTACACGGAACGGTTCCTACCCGGCGCGTTCTCCCGCCAGGTCGGCTCGGGCCAGATCGGCTCGGTCAAGCTGTACGCCGGGCACAAGGACCGCATCGATGGATCGCACCCGGCGGGCAAGACTCTCAGCCTGGCCGAGCGTCCCGACGGGCTGTACGGCGAATGGTCGCTGTATGACACCACCCGCGGCGAGGACGCCCTGAAGCTGGTCCGGGCGCGTGAGGTGATCGGCCTGTCGGTCGGGTTCTCGGCCAAGGGCGGCGGGTCGCGCCGCGCTGACGACGGGGTGATCGAGCGGATCTCGGCGCACCTGGACCATGTGGCGCTGACCCACGAGCCGGTCTACGCCGACGCCCAGGTCCTCGCCGTGCGGTCCCGGCTGCCCGGCCTGCAGGCCGAGCGTGAGCGGCTGCGGCTGCCGCTATGACCGCCACCCCGATCGTGAAGTTCTTCTCCTATGAGCACCTGACGGATCCTCGCCTACAAAAGGTGTCTGCGCTCTGCCACGACCTCGCGGTCGAGATGGACCGGACCCTGCCGGACGGCGCGGAGAAGTCGGCCGGGTTACGCAAACTGCTCGAAGCTAAAGACTGCTTCGTCCGCTCAGCACTCTGAGGCCCCGGCGGCTGAGGGTTTATCGTCACGGGTAGCAGTCGAACCCGGGAGAGGCGAACCCCGCCGGCCAGCGGGAACCGTCCAGTGTCGGAACCGGCTCAGGGCATCCCCCTGCGCCGCGCCCTGGGTGCCCCTGATCCCCGGGAGTGGCAATGCCTAACCGACTGCTCGAACGCCTCGGCGTCGACTACAACCAGCTGTTCGGCCAGTACGACACGATCGTCAACCGCTGCGCCGATGAGGGTCGCGACCCCGACGACGGCGAGACCGGCATCCTCGACGGGCTCCGTTCGGAGATGAAACCGCTCGGTGAGCGGATCGTGCAGATGCGTGAGATCGAGGACCGCCGCCAGTCGACCGTGCTCGCGCTGACCGATCTGCCCGACCGGGGCGCCGCCGACAGCACCCGGCACGCCGTGGTGCAAGTCCTGTCCGAACCGGAGGTCTACCGCCGCGACGCCCCGCCCGAGTCGCGCCGGTCCTTCTTCCGCGATCTGCTGCACGCCCAATTCGACAACGACACCGACGCCCGGCAAGCGCTGGACCGGCACGGCATGCAGATGCGCGCCGCCGGCACCACCACCACCGGCACCGGTGTTGTCCCACCCACGTGGCTGTTCGAAGAGTTCGCCATCATCGCGCACGGCGCCCGGCCCTGGGCCGACACGTTGCGCCGGGTCGGCATCACCGACGCCAACCCCATCAACATCGGCAAGCAGATCACCCCGGGCGCCGTTGTCACCAGCCAAGGCGGGGAGAACCTCGTCCCGGCCGACGGGTCCTTCAACACGCAACTGAACACCACAAGCCCGGTCACCTACACCGGCAAGGTGGACGTGTCCCGGCAACTGGTCGACGGGTCAAACCCCGCCGTTGACGGCATCGTCTACGCCGACCTGATGGGCGCCTACAACGAGACGATTGAGCAAGCCGTCGTGGCCGCGTTCGAAGCCGCCGCCGGGTTTGCTGCCACCATCACCTACCCCGGCACCGCGCCGGTGTACGTCAACCTCTTCGATGCGTTCACCGACGCCGGCGCCAGTGTGCGTAAGCACCGCAAGTCCGCGCCCAAAGTCGTGTTCTGCTCCGAAGGCGCGTGGGCGTACATGGCGAAAGAGAAAGACACCCAAAACCGGCCACTGATCACCACCGGCTACCACGGCCCCGTCAACGCCTACGGCTTGGGTGAGGCCGTCGTCTACGGCCATGTCGCGGGTGAGGCCGTCGGCCTGCAGATCATTCCCAGCTGGGCCGCGAACGACAACCACCTCTACGTCCTCAAAGCCGACGACTGCCTGTTGCTCGAATCGTCCACGTTCAACTTCCGGTATGAGGAAGTCCTCGGACCCGAGACGATCCGACTCGGCGTGTGGGGGTACGCCGCGCCAGTGATCAACCGCTACCCGTTGGGTATCGCCAAGATTGACGCCGGCACCACCATCCCCGCGCCGCTCGAAGAGGGTAGCGCCGAGGCCGAGGCCGAGCCGAAGACCGGCCGAGGCAAGTAAGGACGCCCGGGATGGCCGCCGCGTGGCCGGTGTTGGCCGACGTGAAGACTCTGCTCCGGGTGGAGGACACCGCCGACGACGGCCTCATCACCGCCAACCTGGCGGCGGCCATCCAATGGGTCACCAACCGGGTGGACCCCAAATATGTGCCCGGCACCCCCACCTACGTGGCGCCGCTGCCTGACCCGCTGTTCACCGTCGCCACCTACGAGGCCGCCCGGCTCACCCGCCGCCGCGACTCCGTCGACGGCACCATCGGCTGGGGTGACATGGGCATCGTCCGGGTCGGACCGAAAGACCCCGACATCGAAACGTTGATAGCCCCATATCTGATGATCGTGTTTGCATGACGTGGAACCGGGTGACGGTGGCGGACGCGTTGGTCGGCGTCCTCGGGCCGGCGACCGGCGTCACCGTGCATGCGTCCCCGCCGGAAGTCCTCAACCCGATGTGCGTGGTGGTGTCCCGGCCCACGGTGATGTATTCCACGGTGGCGCCCGGCATCGACGAGGCCACGTTGCCGTTGGTGATCGCCGGCGGA